TTTTTGGCTTTTGTTTTTTGTGTCATGATATAATATAATAAAAGTTAATAAAAGTAAAGCTAGGGCGATAAAACACGCCCTGCTCTACTGTAATAAATATTAAGAAGTAAGTAACATAAAGTTGTTTGCACCTTGTGTAACTAAACATCTTTCTGATAGGTAGTGAACCTCCATTGCATCTAAATCAGAAGTGAAGTTTCCACCTACTGAACCAGTTGTCCAAGATTTCATTTTTCTATCATCAGCTTGAGAAGCTCTATATCTAACGTGTAAGAATGGTCTCTTAATGTTTTTACCAAGTGTTTGGTCATAAACAGTAGATGTACCAGCTGGTACGATTATACCTCTTATATCGTTTTCAATAATACCTCTTGTTGAAGCGTCATTTAAGTATTTCCAGTCAGTTTTGTAGAAGTCATAAGAACCTCTTCTGAAACCAGAAAACCCTAAGTTAAGCGCCATATCTTCGCTGTTAGAGAATACACCGTAAGATGTACCACCTGCACCGTAAGAATTTTGCGTTGCTAACATATCGTCAATCGCTAGAGATACATCTCTGTTGATAAATAACATGTTTTCTTCGATTGCACCTTGAGCATCAAACTTCTTAAGAATGTTATCAAACGAACCTAAGTCATCTGTTGGAGATGTACCAGCGATACCAGTCGTAATGTGACCTCTTGCAGTTACTGCTGCAAAAAGACCTTCAGTACCTGCTGTATCGTTAGCTGCTGCAGTTCCAAGTAGTGAATCAACACCACCGTTTGCTTTAGCAAATTCACCTTCAATCATTGCCATTTCAAGGTTATCCTCGAATCTTGTTCTTGTGTCACCTTCAGCTTTTAAGTACCATAGGTAACCAGATTGTCCATTTTCTCCTGTTACTTCAACCCAACCAATTTGAGAAGCATCAGAACCTGAAACTTCGTACTTATCTTTAATGATAATCGGCTTGTTAGTTAAAGAAGCAAAAGATGGTTGTACCGCGTTGCTCATTCCGCTAGTTCCTTTCTTAAATTCAGAACCAAATACGAATAAGTCACACGTTGCTGTTCCGTCATCATCAGTTGTTGTGAATCCAGATACAGCACCAACAGTTGCACCTCCTGAATAAGGAATTGCAGTTAATGTTGTGTTATCAGCTGCTACTGCAGAAACATACGCTTTAATTACTGTAGGAGAAGTTTGGTTATCGCTAAGTACGATAGTTTGACCAACTCTTACTGCGTGAGTTCCTGAAGATGCAATTGTAATTACACCGGTGTTAGCTACTGCTGCACCTTTGTAGTGTAAGTGTAGTCTACCTTGCTCAGACCAAATTACTTGATCTGCAGTCATAGGCATTTCAGCACCAACCATTCTTACGAAAGAAGCTACAGATCTGTTTCCAAATACTTCAACTTCTTGTTCGTATAAATCTGGTAGGTATTGCTGAGACCAGTCATTTGAACCACCTGTAAATGATAGGTAGTTAGATGACAAAGTTTGTTTAGCTGGTGCCGGCGTTGAGTTCAACGAGCTTCCAGCTGATGGAGTTATTGCTGCCATTTTGTATTATTATTTTTTAAGTTTAATTTTAAGTTTTGAACTATCATCACCTGAAATTGCTCTTACTTTTAATCCGGCTGCTTCAACTACTCCAGTCTTACGAGGATCCATATTTATATTTTTAGATTCTGCATTTAACTGTTTTATAGCATCAGCCTTGCCTTGTTCATAAAAATGATTTGCAATTTCATCTGCATTGTCCGCAACAAAAAGAGCTTTGTGATAGCCAGAAGCATCTTTTAACATATTATCTTCACTTATATATTTATCAAGTACGTTTAATATGTTTGCTTGTCTATCTCTAACTTCCTGCTTGTCTTTAACATTAAATCTATATTTTTTATCTGCGACTTTAAATTCAAAACCTTTGAATTCGTCTGTAAAAACTTTACTAGATTCATTATTAAAATGAGCAGTTTGCTTTTCTTGCAGCTTTTGCTGTTCTGATTGTTCGTTGTTATAAGTATTGAAAAACTCTATTGCTTTTTGTTGATCATTGGTTAACTTAGAACCCAACTTGACTTCTTCGTAATATTTGTCCTTTAACCCTTCCAAATAACTCTTAGCTTTTGCAATTTCTTCTTTATAAGCGAGTTTTTTACGCTTAATATCTCTTGGTTCATCAATTTCGTCATTAAATGAAAAATTATCATCAATTAAAAAATCAATTTCATCTTTTGATAAATGTGATTTTGTTTGATTGTAATATTCATATAAAAGAGATGAATCTTCTATGCTAGAATAATCTTGATTAATTTTTACATAATCTTCTAGCGTTCCACCAGTATCATTCATAAATTCTACAACTTTTTGAATGTTTTCTGGTAACGGAGTTGCTGTATCTTGTGATGTTTGAACAGCCTCTTCAATTTCTTCCTTAAGTTCCTCTACAGGATCTTCTGGTTTTTTTTCTGGTTTTTCCTCGGTTTCTTCTTCAATTACTTCTTCTAAAGTTAATTGATTTTCTTCTTGCTGTACTTTTTGCAATTCCACTTCGGTTTCTTCCCCAGTTTTTTCATCCGTGCCGCTTCCGCGTAACACGCTTTCATCTGTGCTTTGTTCTTGAACGGCATCTGTTTCTTCTTTAGTTTGTCTTAAATCTACTTTAGTTATAGATTCTTCACCTATATCAGCACCCATTTTTTTGAGTACTTTTGTTTCTTGCTCTGCAGTTGATAAATTTTCATCTTCAACTACAGCTGCTTTTACTTCTTCTGACATAATATAATATAATTAGTTGTACTCTTTTAATAAGGTAAGAATACTTTTACCTTTAAATTCCTTGATATGCTACTATAGTTCCTGAGTTCACATCAATTTCAGTCCATCGACCGTAGATTGTTACTCCCTTTGGGAATGTAACACTATCAACAACTATACCATTTGCTCCAGCACCAATGCCTTCTGTATTAATATATGTTGTTGCGCTTTCAGCAACTAACCCGCTTGCACTATCAAAAACAGTGTCTGTTAACATTGTTATTGCTACAAAAACATTTCCTGATGTAGGAGTTATAGCATTTGAGCTTGCTGTTGTATATGTTGAACCGTTTATACTTCCAGTCCAATCATTTCTTGGTATTTTACTCATTGTTTATTATTTATTTATTATCTTGGTTCAAATTGTTCTAAACCAAAGCCTCCTAAATTATCAAATCCTGCTGATTCAAAGTTTTTAGGTGGTTTATTGTTTTTTCTTTGATCTATTAATTCAGACTGTTGTGAAGCCTGTATTTTTGTTCTGTCGTCTTTTCTATCTTCTTTATACTTCTCTTTATCTTTAATTACATTTAAATCAGCGTCTTTAAGCTGCATATTCATTTCAAATTCTTTTTGCATTAATAACAATTTAATTTCAGCTTCTTTTTCTAATTTTTGACCATCTAATTCAGCTTCTACCTGCGCTAATTGAGCTTTACTTTGTGTTATAGCTTGTTGTTTTTGAACATCAGCTTGCGCAGCAGCTTGAGCAGCTTGTGCATTAGATTGAGTTTGCATTTGTATATTTTCCTGTTGTATCTGCCTATCTTGCTCAAATTTTTGTTTTCTTCTTAATTTTAATAATTGATTAGCTAACTTAAGATTTTTTATATCTCTAATATCAATTGCATCTTCCAAATTAATTTGTTCTTTTTGAAGAGACATCTGTATATTATTTTCAAGCAATTGTTTTTCTTCTTCATCTGGAGCTAATTCTAAAAATATACCAAAATCATGAAGTTGTAATTTAGACATTTCACTTAAAGTAGCTACATTAAACTTACCTATACTTTGTATGAAAGAATTTTTTGTTGGACCAAATTCTAATACATCTGACACTCTAAGCGATATTGCTTCTGCTGTTTTAAGAGTAAGATATAATCCTCCTTGCAGTATATGTCTCGTTGCTGTATTTGAATTAGCAGCAGCAATTTTTTGTAATCCTACTAATGCGTTTTTATCAGGTGTAGAACCATCTCTTGCCTCGTTTAATCCGGTCACATCTCTTATCATTTGTAAATAATAATTATATGAATTAATTAAACTAGATATTTTTGCATTGGATCCTGATGATTGTAGTTCTTGTACTGGAACTTTACCGTTGTTAAATTCGCCATCTTGTGTCATTGATCTTCCAATAACAGAACCTGTTTGGAAATACATATTTAATGCTTCTTGCGCATTATAATTTGTACCATTTCCTAAATCTATTTCAGCAATACCATCAGCATCTAAATAAACACCATCTGGTACCATTCTTGATAATACTTGTTGA